TCCAAAATAAAAATATTCATCTTCAAACATTTCTTGATCATTTGTAACTGGTTCGATTATTTTACAACCAGTTGCTTTGGACCATGCTTGTGGAATTTTTTCAGTAAAAGGTCTTTTTGTTTTAACCGCTTTCATTTGGCACCATTAGATAATCATGATTTTGAATTTTATCTACTCCTACACAGGAATAATTCCAAGTCTTCAATAATTCTATTGCATTTAAATTGCCTCTATTTTGTTCAACCAAAAGTACAGGTCTATATTTTTTGATTGTTTCTTTTGCTCCTAGCAACACTTTATATTCATAACCCTCAACATCAATTTTAATAAAACCTATATCTGTATAATCAAATGAATCCAAAGTTCGCATAGGTACAGTCACAGGCCCCCAATCTTTTATTCTTCCTACTCGTGTGTTCGATGTAGATGTATTTCCATTTTTTTCTCCAAGGCCACAAACAGTGTATGTAAATTTAGATAAATCTTTAACATTTTTTTGGAAAAAATGTTTTTTATCTCTAAAATCAAAACAATAGATATGTTTGAAATCATTTTCTAGTTCTCTAGCAAATCCACCTTCTCTACAACCTATATCAACAGCATTAGAAAAATTTTTAATTTGTTTCTTACTCCAACTATAAACAGTTTTCCATGTATGGACTTTTGTATTGTTATCATCTAAAATCATTGTAACAAATCTCCATAGATGTTTTTAAAATTAGAAAAAAATGTTCCATTTTGTATTTCAGCAGGAGTCCATTGATGATATGATAAAGTATTAATCCATTTTTGCCTGTCTACAAATCTTGGTTCTAAAGAAAAAATATCTGTGTTAGATACCGGGGCACATCCGGCTTGAGGTTCACAAAATGTAGGAATACCTTCAATAATAGATTCTACTCCTACCATAGAACAAGATGTAATAACATATTTGGCGTTTCTCAAATCTTCTATCAAAGGTGTATCTGCAACGTATGGTCCAGAAGTTCCATTTTTTCTCGGTTTGGGTCTTACTTTGATAGGCATATCGGTAATATTTTTTAATTTTTTAATAGTATCATCAGTCCAATTTGGTTTATTTAAATATCTATGTATAGTATCGGACGAAGGAGCAACTAAAATATATTCGCCTTCGTGCTTCCATTCTTTTAATTCTATGTGTTTTGACCTATCATTAGGAAAGTCGAAAATTTTATTACAATGTACTCCATTTACGCATATCCTCCAATGATATGTGCCTGATGGATTGTTAGGATTAAATCTATTCCAGTAAGGCATATCTGTATAAATCCAATTTTTCTTTTCTAAGATACAGGATTTGACAATATTAAAATTGCCGGACCCTAGCCCCCAAACAGTATCAATGCCTTCTATATTTTGATATTGCTGTAAAGGTTTGAGTACCTGCCATGCCTTGGAATCGGGACCATGGTTTGTAGAAAGTTTTAATTTCATCCTTTGATATTTTTCCAATATCTTTCTTCGCGTTTGGAATAGATATCGGACGGCTTAGACTTGCCTTGTTTTTTTCTAGCTCCTTTAAGATGATCCATGTATTGACCTAACGGCGAATTTATAAACACATGGACTCCTGGTCTATGAGGATGTCCTTCTGAAATATTAAAACTTTCTTTCACAAGATTATGTTCTTTTAATAAGTGCCAAAACAGATAAGAATCATGATATTCCTCTAATTCAAACAACTTGTCATGAGTATACAGTTCTTGCCAGTCTTTCATAAACTCTTTGTGTTTTGGATGATGAGTATTATAAACAACAAATCCGCATTCTGGATAAATGTGTTGTCTACCTAAATATGCTGTATAAAAATTTTCCGGAAGTAAACCCTCAACAAATTCGTATGGCACAGGACTGTGGGTAACAACATCTGCGTCCAACCAGACAACTAAGTCTGTAGAACTGTTGAGGGTTGCATGTGATACACAAAATGATTTATGTGCAAAACGAATTGCTTCCCATAAAAATGAACCTTTTTTATTTGTATCAGTTCCAACTTTATGGCCATTAGCAAAAGGATTATTTTTGTGTTTTTCTTTGAATTTTACCAGATCCGGACAGGATGTATGTATATTAATCCAAAATAAATTATTAGAAACCGGAGCGTCTGCAGGAATTTCGTTTTCATAATACACAGTTAGAGTGATATTTTTGGGCCAACCCCACACAAACCCTTCTACCATACGTTTTCCATACTCTTCCCACTTGTTGGGAGGAAAAGTAGTTATAACCGAAATGGACCTGTTCATATTATAAAGTATTTAAATACCCAGTAATTAAATCATGAGTATTTCGAATACAAGGAGAAAAGATGTCTGATATTGTTTATCCGCTGGCTTCTAGTACATGGGGGCAAGAAGAAATATCTGCCATCAATCAAGTAATTGCATCCGACATGTATACCATGGGAAGTAAAGTAAAACAATTCGAAGAAGAATATGCTCAACATTTTGGACACGGACACGCTGTAATGTGTAATTCTGGTTCGTCTGCTAATTTGCTGATGCTATCATTATTAAAACTAAAATATAAAATTTCCGGAGATATTATTGTACCAGCAGTTGGGTGGAGCACTAGTTATTTCCCTGTTAATCAAAATGGATTCAAATTAAATTTTGTAGACGTCGATCCTTTTACTTTTAATATCGATACAAATAAAATAGAATCTGCAATTACACCGAACACTTCTGCTATTATGGCAATTAACCTTTTAGGTAACCCTTGCGATTTTGATGCCATTTATAAAATTGCCGATAAACATAATCTTTTTGTAATCGAAGACAATTGTGAATCGATGGGGGCAAAATACAACAACAAATTTACCGGAAGTCATGGAATAATTGGCACACAATCGTTTTTCTTTTCTCATCACTTACAAACAATGGAAGGAGGTATGGTTACCGTAGATAATCCCGAAGATGCAGATTGGTTAAGATCATTAAGGGCTCATGGATGGTGTAGGGATTTATCAGATACAAATCCATTGTTTAAAAAAACAGGCGGTTGGAAGGATAACTTTACATTTGTTACTCCTGGATACACTGTAAGACCATTAGAAATGAGTGGCGCAGTCGGCTTAGAACAATTAAAAAAATGGCAACACATAATGTCTTGTAGAATTCAAAATAAAAATTATTTTTTTGAAATTTTCGGAGACGAAAAATATTTTAAACTTCAAAAAACACTAGGAGAATCCAGCTGGTTTTCATTTGGGTGTATTTGTACCGGGCCTTTAAAAGGACGCAGAGATGAACTAGTATCAGCATTCACAAAAGCAGGAATACAATCTAGACCTTTAGCATCAGGCAATTGGTTGAGACAACCTGTTATGAATATGTTAGATTATATAGATAACGGAGATTATTCAGGTGCTGACGAAATCGAAGACGAAGGATTTTTTGTAGGAAATGGAATGCAAGATATAAGAGCAGGCATAGATGCTATGCATAAGGTAGTAGAAAAATTAGTATAATGAAGTCGTGTTCTATAATTGTTACATATCCTGAAAAATACTGGCCGTCTCCTGCACAAAAGTGTTTGGAATCTATAGAACAGAGGTGGCCTAAAGAATATAAAAAATTCATTTATCCTGATAACTTTTCTAATCAGATTACTCTCACAAACGGCGAATATTTGAAATTAGACGAAGCACAACCAACATGGCAGGAATTTATTAATAGAAACAAAGATAAAAGAACTCCTATAATGACAGAAGGTGACCCTGCATACAATTATGAATACGATGCATTGAAATTTAGTGCTAAAGTTTTCGCTATGTGCGATGCGGCCGAACGGTGCGAAACTGACATGTTGTACTATTTAGACAGTGACACATTTACATTCGACAATGTGCCAACTAGTTGGGTTGAACACATTATGCCAGATGATTGTTTTATTACAATTTTAGGAAGACCTAAAAAATTTACAGAAACTGGATTCTTATCTTTCAATTTAAAACATCCACACGCAAAAGAATTTTTTGCCGAATGGAAAAAATGGTACACAGAAGATAAATTTTGGAAGTTAAAAGGTCATACGGATTGTCATACTTTAGATGCTACTAGAGAAATTTTTATAAACAAATACGACAACTACAAAGAAAACGACTTAAATGATGGAAGATGGCGAGGATTTAGGGGAGGAAAACATCCTTTTATAAATTCAGAATTAGGAATGTACATGGACCATATGAAAGGCGACAAAAGAAAACAATTAGGTAAATCTTTACCAGATGATGTAAAGTATAATTGGGATCATCCATATTGGAAGGAAATAAGGAAATAAAAATGAACAAAACAGCAATAGTAACAGGGATGACTGGTCAAGACGGTCCATATATGGCTAAACTTTTACTCGAAAAAGGTTACAAAGTTTATGGAGTTTTAAAAAGATATAGTGCTCCTAACTTAGAAAATTTAGACTATCTAGGAATAACAAACGAAATAGATTTGTTAACTGGAGATATCACCGACGAAAACTCTATGAATCAATTGGTAAAAAATATACAACCTAACTTTTTTATTAATCTGGGAGCTCAAGGCAACGTAGGAGATAGTTGGGAAATTCCAAAACAAACTACAGAAGCTAATGCAATCGGTCCACTAAACTGTTTGCAAGCAATCAAAACTCATTCACCTTCGACAAGATTTTACCAAGCATCAACATCAGAAATGTATGGCGATGCTTGTGCAATAGGCGATAGACAAAACGAAGACACTCCATTTTGGCCCAACACTCCATATAGTATAGCCAAATTATATGGACACTGGACTACATCTATGTACAGAAAAGCCCATGGCATCTATGCTGTTGCAGGAATATTATTCAATCATGAATCCCCATTAAGAGGTATTAAATTTGTAACTCGTAAAATTACAGACGGGGTTGCAAGAATTAAATTAGGGTTAAGTGACAAAATTGTTCTAGGAAATCTGGAAGCAGGCAGAGACTGGGGATACGCTCCAGATTTTATGGAAGCCATATGGCTTATGCTTAATAGAGATACTCCTAAAGATTACGTTATAGCAAGTGGACAATTTCATACCATTAAAGAATTTTTAACACTAGCATTTGCTCATGTTGGAATTAACGATTGGGAGAAATATGTTGGCACAAACCCAATGTTTAAAAGACCAGTTGATGTTGCTAAAATGTACGGAGATTCTTCACAAGCACAAAAAGAACTTGGCTGGACTCCTAAAACATCCTTCGAAGACATGATTAAAATAATGGTTAATGCTGATCTTAACAGATTACAACCTTAATGAACGTTGAAATATTTCGAAATACAGTAAAACGCAGAGGCAAAGGTGCTTCGTTCGAAATGATTAAAGCATGGGCCGAAGGAATCAAAACAGCAGGAGATAACCCAATATGGGTAGAAGGTGTTGGAGATCCTGAAAAATGGAATGGAACACCCAAGCATAAAGTAGCTGTACATTTTGGCTATGGACCAGATAATGCTGGAGATTTTCTCAAAGGCAATCGAAAAAAAATTAGACAGCATCATCAAGACAATGGTGGAGTTTGTATTAGTTTTGACGGTGGCATATGGACTTCCTTAGGTAACAGAGCAACAGATTGGGAAAAGCACTATTATCGTTGTGGGTTGTGGTCTCCAATGAGAGATGGAAATTTTTTAAATCAGAATTCTCCCAACGACAGATGGAAAACCATAGAATCATATCTCACAACTAAAAGTCAACCATGGCGTAAAGATGGCAAACATATTTTACTTTGTACACAACCTAAAGACAATTGGTCTATGGCTAGAACTGGAACTGATCCTTACCGATGGGTAGATGAAGTTGTTCACAAATTAAAACAAGTAACCGATAGACCAATCAAACTGAGACCGCACCCTAATCATGCTATTAAAACAGCACAAGACATGTCTCAAAAACATCCTCAAATACAAGTAACTTCAGTTACATTAGGCGGTGGACCGACTGCAGATTATAGATTTACTTTCTTAGAAGAATTAAAAAATTGTTGGTGTGTTATTACTCACAATTCAACAGCAGCTGTAGATGCAGCTACATTCGGAATTCCAGTTATCATGACTTCGGACTTGTGTCTTGCTTGGGAAGTTGGCACAGATGATTTTTCAAAAATTGAAAACCCTATTATGCCTGATCGAACTCAATGGCTAAATGATTTAGCATACGCTTCCTGGACCATAGACGAAGTTAAGACTGGACAGGTATGGAAAAGATATCGTCCTCACATAGAACAAATGATAAAATGAAATCTGTAATAATATACCTTCCAAGCATAGAACATACAGTGACCAGTAGTCGAAAAGCACTATCTTCTGCAAAAAAATATGGATTAGAAGTGGAACTTTTTAAAGGGTATACTCCTAGCCAAGCAGATGAATACATTAAAAAAGAAAAATTAAAAATGTATGAGCCTGGCCCAAAGCTTTACAAGATAAAAAATAAGAAAGGCGGAGTTAGAGGATGCATGATATCACATTTGAATGTGTGGAAACATTGCATTTCAATCAACGAGCCAATTGTAGTGCTAGAACATGATTCGGAAGTAGTTTCAGACACATTTAATCAACCGTTTCAAGATATACTACACCTGGATGCTCACAGGTTCATTGACCCGGATCCAGACGAAAATATAACACCTGTGGTTGAAAAATTTGAACATTATCGCAAAGGCGAACAACAACTCAAAGGAACTTATGGATATGTTGTTAAACCTCACTCTGCAGAAAGATTGATTAAAGGTGCTTATACAGATGGAATAACAGCATCAGATATGTTTGTTAAAGACAAATATGTTAACATAGAAGTAGTTCGTCCTAGAGCAGTTAGAGTTACTAGCACTCAATCATTAACTGTAGACAAATCATTTTACATATAATAAAATAAACATATGAATATAACACTTACAGGATCGCATGGTTTTGTTGGATCACATCTAAGAAAACATTTAGAAAACTTAGGACACAATGTAGACTGTTATGATGTCCTAATACAAAAGAATATAGAAGATTTTAAAATAATTCCTGGAACTGATCTTGTAATACACTTGGCAGCACTGGCCGGAATCAGAGAATCTTTTGAAAAAGCAGACGATTTTTGGCACACAAATGTGGTATGTACAAAAAATATTTTTGATGAATGCACAGATAAAAATGTTAGAATTATATATGCCTCGTCCTCGGCTTGTAAAAGATGGTACGGCAATCCTTATTCTATCAGCAAATATATAAATGAATTTATTGCTCCTAAAAATTCTGTAGGTTTAAGATTTTCTACAGTTTGGGGAGACGGTGCAAGAGGCGACATGCTTGTTCCACAAATTCAAAATAAAACTATAAAGTATGCAACAACACACAGCAGAGATCTTATACATGTATCAGATGTTGTAAGTGCTATTCAAACAATTATAGATCATCCAAAAGAAACAGGCGTTTTTGAAGTAGGAGTAGGCAGAACTGTTAAAGTTGATGAATTAGTTGCATTTAACGGATTAGATGTTCCTATTACTAATGGACAAGATTATGAATTGGAAGAAAATTTATTACCTTCTCACAGATTAAGATCATTAGGTTGGGAACCAAAAAAATTTATACTAGATGAAAAATTATGCAACTAGTAGACGGATTTTATATTCCTGATGGTGATTTACCTAAGCATCATATTGCACCATCTGTAGTAGATCACGATACAATTTTACAAAAAAAAGTTTTAGAATTTTCTATTTCACGCAATCACATGGTGGATGTTGGCGGAAATGTAGGAAGATGGAGTGTAGATTTTGCAAAACATTTTTCAAAAGTTTCTGCGTTCGAGCCTGCACCTTATCACATAGAATGTTTTGAAAAAAATTGTATATCTTATAAAAATATAAAACTTTACCCATATGGACTTGGTAGTTTTTCCACCAAAGGAACTTTAGAAGTAGCGGTTGAAAACCATTTAGGATCAACTAGAGTGATACCAAACGATAGCGGCAACATAGAACTTAAAACACTAGACGAACATTCTTTTACCGACGTAGATGTTTTAAAAATAGATGTAGAAGGACTAGAAATAGAAGTTTTAAAGGGTGCTAAAGAAACTATCGACAGATGTAAGCCTATAATTGTAATAGAAAGATGTGTTTTTAATAGTGAAAGATTTGGATATGATAAAATGGCCAGTCATAACATTCTAGACAGTTTTGGTTATAAAAGACTATTTAAAATTACACGAGACTGCATATATGGCCCAAAATGAAATCATATCAACAAATAAGTGATCAAATTTATGTTATAGAAAATAATCTAAGTAACTTGTTTTCAATGACATACGATAAACTGTTATATGATAAAATCATTCCTTTAGAGTTTACAAAAGACTATTATGATTACAATAAACCACATCGTCAGTCTAAATCTAATCATGATGCTACTTGGAGATTAATTACTTGTATGTTTGGTGTAATTATGTGTAACTGTAATGAATATAATTTTAAGTTGTCTAGAGAAAACAAAATACAATTATTAATAGGACCAAAAGTAAAATTTAATTACTATAATCAAAGTGGAAAATCTGTTTGTCATATTAGGAGTACAGCATGAAAACTTTAGCAGTATTTGGAGACAGTTGGCCAGCTGGTGCTGAATTACAAAAAGACGAATCTCCATTTGGGGATATTTTACACGAAATGTTAGGTACAGAAAAATATTACAATATGTCACAACAAGGCACAGCTATAGACAGTTTGGTTATACAGTTAGATAATTTTATTAAAAATAAAGATTATCAAGATTGTGTTTGTATTTTTTTTATTACAAATCCAATTAGGCAATTGTATTGGAATGAAGACAAATTTAATGTATTGAGACCGACTGGAGATAAAAATCAAATGACAAAATTTTATTTTTCTCATATTCAGTCTGATCAATTAGATATACATAAAGCCAATATTACAATTTTAGCACTACAAAGAATGTGTCAAAAATATCAATTGACAGATTATTACATAGAAGGATGGACAAAAATAAACTGGAAATACTCAGGCATAGATACAAATAAATTTTTAGAAAAAAATGCAATTGAGATTCTAGGGGCCGATTTAAATCAAAAAACAACAGAATTACACAAATATCAAAACAACGAATTCATTTATCCAAACAAATATCATCCTAATCAAAAAGGACATCATCTTCTAGCAGAAGAGTTGTATAATTTTATTCAATGAAAATAGTTGTATTTCCAGATACCAGTGCGATTGCAGGTAAACCGGTCATGTCTGCTTTTATAGAATCAATTAGAAAAGAAAACCCGATAATATGTAAAAATCACGAAAGACCAGATGCAGATGTAGTTGTGATGTGGTCTTGGTTGTTAGGCATATATGGCAGAGACGAAATTTACAATTATTACAAAGGCAAAGCAAAATTTTTAATATTAGAAGTAGGTGCACTCAAACGTAATACTTCTTGGAAGATTGCTATTAATGGCATTAACAGAGATGCAGATTTTGGTAATCAAATAGTAGACGATAATAGGCTTTCTAAATTTAATTTGATTCCACAACCATGGAAACCAGATGGCGATCACATAGTAATTTGTGGACAAAACGAAAAATCAATTGCATGGAATCAAGGTAAAATGGAAGAGTGGGTTAAAAAAATTATTGCTTGGTTGCGTTCACAAACCGACAGACCTATATGGTTTAGGCCCCATCCTAGATTTATGGTTAATCTTCCAGAAGCTCGAGAACAAAAGATTTTTGTGTCTACTCCCAAGTTATTAAAACTGGTAGGTACAGTAGATGAAGTAGATTTTGCTCAATCATTAATTAGAGCTCACGCTGTGGTGAATTACAATTCAAACCCTGCTATAGAATCTGTTCTAGCCGGTGTACCAGTCTATGTTGATCAATCGTCTTTGTGTTATGAAGTAGGCAATGCTATAGGTGGAGATATTAATAACCCTGCCAAACCCGATAGATCAGAATGGTTAAAAAAGATAAGTTATACAGAATGGTTAGTAGAAGAAATAAAACAAGGACTCCCATGGCAGAGACTGAAACCGCGTTTGATCGCTGGGTAACTAGAATATATTTTATAGTAATGATGGGGTTTCCGCTTTGGTTTATTATCTTATTGATATTAAGTAATTAAATGAAATCAATAGTAAGTGTTTGTACAGGCGACAAATATCCCGATAGATATGTAGATATTTTGTATAACATGTGCAGTAGGCATGCAAAAGATTTTAAATTTTTTTGTATAACTGATAGAAATAGAGCAATTAATTCTAATATTAATCAAGTAAAAATAGAACAAGGAAACTTATGGCCCAGCTGGTGGAATAAAATTCATATTTTCAACAAACATATGCCGTTTGAAGGAAAAGTTTTATACATGGATTTAGACGTTGTAATTTTTAGAAATATTGACAATTTATGGGAATTTGGCAATGACAACTTTATAATAATTCAAGACTTTAATAGATGTAGAATCAAAAATTATCATGTTAAAAACAGTTCTGTTATGCGTTGGAATCATGGAAGTCAACACAATTTATATACAAATTTTCTAAATGAAAAAGATAAAATTATAAAAAAATATCGAGGAGATCAAGATTACATAACACACATGATTCCTGACGCAGTTGTGTGGCCAACTAATTGGATTATGAGTTATAAATGGGAAATAGGATTAGAACCGGGTGAAAAAAAGAATAGTCCTAATGACAAATTTGTTTCAGAAAGATATACTACAAAAACCGAAATTACAATCAAAGATGGTAAGAAAATTTTCAAAGACGTGTTGATTAAACATAATTTACCACAAGACTGTTCTGTTGCAGTCTTTCATGGCAAGCCAAATCCTGCAGAAATTACAAAAGATCCACTGGTGATAGATAACTGGAGATAATTAATAGCATGGCACTATTTGATTTTGAAAAATATGGAACACCAACCGGAGAAGTTTTTATTACAAATATTGATGATAGTCCATTTGTGGGTTATAATCTAGACCAATACATTGAAGATAGGAATGTAATTTTGGTAGGAATTCCTGGAGCATTTACGCCAACTTGCACTGAAAAACATCTACCAGGTTTTGTAAAACACGAAAAAGAATTCTATGATAAAGGCTTCGATGAAATAATTTGTTTAAGTGTTAATGATCCACATGTAATGCTTGCATTTGATGATTATATTAACGCAGACGGGGCCAACATAACAATGGCCGCTGATCCGTTTGGAGAAGTTGCAGAACAATTAGGATTATTGACCGATATGGGAACACTAGGTAAAAGAAGTAAAAGATTTGCCGCAATTGTAAAAAATGGTAAATTAGAAAAAATATTTGTAGACGACAAAGGCCTAGACAAAGCATCGGCTGAAAATTGCCTTGTTTCTATAAACAACTAACGTGAATTAAGTTTCCATTAAATTGAATAATAATTCCTCGAGAATTCCAAATATCATTATAAGATTCGGATACATACTCTTTATATTTTTCGTCCCAATCCGCAGGGCATTGTAAAGTATATGATTTTCTGTTGGATAATGCTGATTCAATAAATGAAACAAAGTCTACGTTATTGACTATTTTTTCAATTTTAGTTTTATACACTAAAGTCATATTTATAGTACTTGGACTAGATAAAGTGTAAATTATACTAATGGCATTGTCAAATTACAAAGGAGAAGAAATTATTTCAAACCTTTTGATAAAAGGTGGGAAAAAATACGAGGAACGTGTTTATATGCCCAGAACAGTGTTTAATGATCCCGACGGCAAAGTTGCTTTCATAATAGGCAACGGCAAATCTAGATTATCTTTTGATTTGGAAAAACTTAACACTATTCCGTCTGATGTTTATGGTTGTAATGCTTTATACAGAGATTTTGAACCCACTTTTTTAGTAGTAGTTGATAGGCACATGTATCAAGAAGTTTTATCTAGTGGGTATGTAGACAAAGCCATTGTCTATAGCAATCACGGGAATATGAAACGATATGGAGGACCTTGTCATCTGATACCAGAAAATCCGCACAGAGGTGCAGGGCCATCTGCTACACACATTGCTATCCATGACGGACATGTCAATCTTTTTATGTTAGGATTTGATTGTGCAGAAGACGGAAATGACAATAATGTCTATGTAAATACAAAAAACTATAACACAGCAAACACAGTAATTCACGTTACTGTTTGGGCTAAACAAATTCATGATATAATTGTTGCTAATCCGACAGTAAATTTTACCTTTGTGGAAGGATCGCAACCAGAAAATTATAATAAATTACCAAACTTTAAAAAAATATCTTATTCAGATTTAGAAAATTATATCACAAATGAAAAGCAAACTTTCTAAACTAGTTAATGCCTTTCACACAGGATCATATAGAACAAAGTACACAGACATTGTGTTATGGTTTGATATTTTAAACAATATAATTTTTTCTAGAAGATTAATAGATTTTAGATATTTTCATATTCAAAAAATGAGAGATGCTTGCGGAATGGTGATATTAGGAGATAAAGATGAAAAATGGGTAGACTTATATATGTTACCAAAATATAAAGATTTCCAAACTTTTATAGAAGTATTGGCCCATGAAATGGTACATGCTTATCAGTATTGGATTTTAAAGGATAATACCTGTAACCATAACCAAGAATTCTATCGATGGAGATCTAAATTTAGATCATGTGGACTAAAATTGTCGTTGTATATAGACAATGTGGAGATAAAATAGTATAATAAAAACATGGCTGAAAAACCAATTGGAATAAAAGTTGGATGGAAGGATCTCAAAATCGAATATGTAGATCCCACATTTAAAAAAAATAATGCAGACTTTTGGGGACAGTTTGTTGCAAGAAAAGGACTGATTGAAATTCAAAGAGAAGCTCAAGGAGACGATCTTGCTAATACACTGCTTCATGAAGTATTACACGCTATTGTTTACTCCTCGTCATTAAACTCGGAAGGCGGAGCATTAGAAGAAGATAAACACGAAGAACAAGTAGTTAATTCTGTTACAAATCATCTAATGGCTGTGTTTAAAGATAATCCGTGGTTTTTAGACTGGTTAAAAGAACAAATCCAACCACATAATCAAAAACCAGTACAAAAAAATCTCTTATAAATCAAGGATTTTTGCGGGGTTGACTGTTTTGGTATAATACCATATAATAATGGTATTAACTTATTAAGAGGTAACAACAAATGACAAACGCACAATTAGTTTTAAACGAACTACAAAATAAACTTTGCCACGAAGGCACAACATACAAAGGTCCAAGCGGAACTTACAAATATATTATAGGCCGAACAACTAGCAGTGGAACTATCAATGGTGTTGTAAAAAAACTTCATGAAGATGGTTCTGAAAAAACTGCAGGATCATTTAAAATACTTTCAGACGGTACTGTAACAAGATTTACAGGAGTACCTACAAAAACATATAGAAGTATTACTAAAGAAATCCAGTTACAAAACACAACGGAAACATCTGTAATTGAAAATCAACCAGAAGCAATTGCAGTCTAAGTTGCACAAACTTAGAATATCAAATGTAAAAAAAATAATTATGACTGCTGAGTCCAAGTGGGCTCGGCAGTTTTGGAGCAAAATACTTGCCGCACTGCAACATAATAATCAAAGATGAAGTAAATGTAAAACTAGACGGACTTGATCTGGTTACCAGAAGAAAACTCACCAACAAATTTAAATACGAAATTCCCGGGGCTAGATTTATGCCTGCTGTTAAATTGGGCAGATGGGATGGTACTGTATCTTTTTTTACACAAGGCGGTTTAACTTATGTCAACTTATTAAACGAAATAGTTCCTATATTAGAAGAATCAAATTATACATTCGATTTAGATGATAGACGAGAAAATTGGGATTTAAATTTTAAACCTGTCGATGCTAACACATTCTCTAACATAACTTGGCCGAAAGGCCATACCATGGAGGGGCAACCAATTATACTAAGGGATCATCAAGTTGATGTAATCAACAATTTCATAAACAATCCACAGTGTCTACAAGAAGTTGCCACAGCAGCTGGTAAAACTATAATCACAGCGGTATTATCTAAATTAATAGAACCGTATGGACGATCTGTTATAATTGTTCCTAATAAATCTTTAGTTACTCAAACAGAAGAAGATTATATTAACATGGGGTTAGATGTTGGAGTATACTTCGGTGATAGAAAAGAACCAGGGAGAACACATACAATCTGCACTTGGCAGTCTCTTAACATACTTGAAAAGAAAAGACAAAATGCTGAAGACGATTTGATAGAAGAGTTTAAAAGAGATGTGGTTTGCGTAATTGTAGATGAAGTTCATATGGCAAAAGCAGATGTACTACGAAGACTTTTAACAAATGTTTATGGATATGTTCCTATTAGATGGGGACTAACAGGCACTATACCAAAAGCAGATTATGAGTTTAAATCGTTGTATGTGTCTTTAGGAGATGTAATAAACAAGGTTTCAGCTATTGAATTGCAAGAAAAAGGATTACTGGCTAACTTGCAAATAGAGATTATGCAACTTACAGATTTTGTAGAATATCGCAACTACAGAGAAGAACAAACGTATTTGGTAACCAGTCAAAGTAGAATAGATTACATCGGGCGATTAATCCAACAAATGGCAAAATCTGGTAATACTTTGGTTTTAGTAGATAGGATTAAATCTGGCGAAATGTTACAGCAAGCAGTTCCGGAATCTGCTTTTGTAAGGGGGGCAACCAAAGCAGATGAAAGAAAAGAACACTATGATGATGTAAAAGAGTCTGATGATAAAGTTATTATTGCAACATACGGTGTTGCAGCTGTAGGTATCAATCTTCCACGTATTTTTAATCTTGTATTAATAGAACCGGGGAAATCTTTTGTTAGAGTTATTCAAAGCATCGGAAGAGGTATACGAAAAGCCCAAGACAAAGATTTTGTACAAATTTGGGATATATGTTCTACAGCTAAATTTTCTAAACGTCATTTGACAGAAAGAAAAAAATTTTATAAGGAAGCACAATATCCTTTTTCAATCACAAAGGTTGACTATCAGTAAGAAATAAACATATAATTAAAACTATATGCAAATTCTTACTTTAGAAAACAAAACATACTTACTGAATAAAATTCCTGATCATATCGACGACGAGATGAGGTTTTCTGTATTAGATAATTCAGATCCTACAAATCCAGATTTCTTTTTTGTACCGTTAATATATCTAGAATCATTTTCATCTCCTGCAGTTGTACTTGAAATAGGCAAACACAAGATTCAAATGCCTTTAGACTGGCATGTGCTTTTGGGAGATCCGGAGTGTGGCGATTTAGAAATACTACCTTTAACATCTCTGAACGACCGATCCTTTCATGCTTTTTGTTTTAATCCTATATCCGATGTTATGCCTAGATACGAAGAAATAAGAATATCTAACATTTATTCAGAAGTTGAGTGGTTCTTTCCAAGAATAAGAAATAGTCATTTGCTTACAACACCGATCACTATAGATAGCTCGCCTGCGTGTATCTATTTTATAAAAGACGTAAACCGTAATACCGATGTAGTAGATTTACACAATTTGTTTCATGCTTAATTTTAATTTTCATAACGATTCGCCA